GTCAGTGGCCCTGCGGAGCACCCTGTTCCAGAGGAAGTCCCATCCGTCTGAGATGGATTGGAAGACGTCATCGGCTCCTTTCTTGAACTCGGGCCAGATGTTGTAGAGAACCTCGAAGGCAACGACCGCAAGCGCCGGCCACCCGAGCAGCGCGGCAAGAGGACCGAGCCGCAGGCCGGTTACAGCGGTTCCGATGCGACTGAAGATTCCGGCAATGCCACCGCCCGCCGCACCGGCCCCCACGCCTGCGAGTGCCCCGAAGGCCCTGGTCACAGCGCCGACGCCGGTGACGAGCATCCCGAGCGAGAACAGGACCGGGCCAATGATCGCGACCAGCCCGGCGATAACGGTGCCCCACTTGAGCACCACCGGATTCGACTTCGAGAGCTCTTCTATCAGATCTGCCACGCTCTTGACGAACTCGGTCGCCCATTCGAGCAGACCGCTCTTGCCGATAGCGATGGCGAGCTCTTCGAACGCGCCCTGGAGCTGCTTGAGCTGGCCGTTGAAGCCCTGCATACGGGTCGCTGCTGCCGCGTCAGCATCGAACCTATTGACGGCGGCGCGCACTTTTTCGATGCCGCCGGCGCCCTGATCCATCAGGGCGATCGCCGTGCGCATGGCATCGGTACCGAAGAACTGGGTCAGCTTCTTGTTGCGATCCTCGTCGCTCAACCCCTTGAACTTCTGACGCAGCAACTCGGCAACCTGGGCAAGCGGCTTCATCTTGCCAGCGGCATCGAAGAAGTTCAGCCCCATTTCCTGAGCGAGTCCTGCCGCCTCTTTCGTGGTGGGCGCGAGCCGCTGCAGGAAGGTCTTGAAGCTGGTGCCCGCATCAGAGCCGGATGAGAATGCGCTCGAAGTCGCCGCAAGCGCCGTGTTCAGATCCTCGAAAGAGACTCCCAGGCCCCCTGCTGCCGCTCCAGCCTGACCGATGGCCTGCTGGTAGTCGGCAAAGTCCATCTTCGAGGCATTGACCGCACCCGTGATCTGATCAACGAGTGACGGGATATCCGACGCCTGCCGATGAAACTGGTTCATAACATCAGAAACCAGCTTCGCCGCCGGCGCGAGTTGTGAACCATTGGCGGCAGCGAGCTTCACCGCCGCGTCCGCCGCGCCATTGAGAATGTCAGTCGTGGAGGCGCCCGTTTTGGCGAGCTCCTCCATTGCCTGAGCGGCTTCTTGCGGGCCGAAGACGGTTTCCTTGCCAATACGGCGCGCAAGGATCTCAAGCTTTTGTAGCTCATCTCCCGTCGCCTGCGTAGCAACTTGCAGCGAGTTCATGGACGATTCGAAATCGCCCGCAACCTTGATGATGCCTGCGCCAGCCGCAGTCAGCGGCGCGGTCACGTAGGTCGACCAGGTCGACCCTACGTCCTTGATCTGCTGGCCGACCTTAGTAAAGGCATCTTCAGTCTTCTGGAGCTCCTTCTGGATCTGGTTGAGCTTCCCGACGACCGAGTTGTCCGGGCCTTGAAAGTTCTTGGCAGCCGCCTGCAGACGGCGGAATGCCTCCTCGCCTACCGCACCAAGAGCCTTAAGCTCGGTTTCGAACTCCTTACCGCCGTCGAGGGCGATGCGCTGAGCGATTGTATTGCGACCGCGAGCCATTTACGCATCATCCTTGTAGTGTCGGAAGTACGCCTCAGCCAGCGTATTCGCGGCCCTCTCGACCACGTTGAGTAAGCTGAGACGCTTCTTGAACGTCACGGAACTGACGGAGACGAACAACGGCACCAGCCTCCGGACAGCTCCATCACCCCTGCCGGTGCGGCCGCGCCGCAGGGCCGTAGACGAATATTTGGAGGCCAGCCCGCTTTTCGCGGCCCGGCCAGACATGGCTATCGATGTGGCCAGATACGTCTTGCCACCCCGCCGGATCGGGAACAGTGACCGGTTCGCTGTGGCAACGAACGCATCAGGGGACATCCTCCGCCGCCCGATCTTCTTGGGTGCCCATGGCAGCGGCACCCACATCTTTGCATTGACCGTCGCGCCGCGTTCGAAGACGCCAGCATAGGGAATAGCGTGGTAGACCCACGCCGCGGCGAGCTCGCCTGCCACCTTAGTCTGACCTGGCTTGTAGATGTTGACCCGCAGGGCGTTCTGCCATCGGAGCGAGAAACCGGCCGCAGCGATTTGCGCGCGGCCGTCCCTCTTCACCTTCTCGCCAATCTCCTGAATGGCGGCGAGGCCCGCTTCCGAGACGGGGACGTACTTCCCATCCATCGAACGAGCGAACTCGCCTACGCCAAAGGTGAGCCGCGCCCGCATCAATCTCTCTCCAGTTCCTTGACCTGCTTCTTGATCGCTTTGGGGTCTCCGCGCGCTGCGTTGAAGCCGATCACGGTCTGCTCGACCGACCGCCTCTGCTGGCGACGAGCCGCGTAGAACGTCCAGCCAGCGATTTCGCGCGGCGTGTAGCGCCACACGTCATGCGGACTGTGACCGGCTGCAATTAGGGCTTCCGCCGCTTCCGCGAGTTCGTGACCGGCGCGGTAGCGGGAGCGTCGTCGACGGCCAGTGTTCCCATCAGCGCCGTCATCTTTTCGATGAAGGCGCTTATTCCGTTTGGGAGGGTGAACCGCAGGATCTCGGCCAGGAGATCCGCCTGCGCATCCAGCGGCAGACGGCGAGCGGCTTCCTCCTGGTCAGGATCGCCCGGATAGCCGACGCCCGCGGCGATGATCGCTGCGACCGCATTCGGCGCCACGCGCATCAGGTCCGAGGTGTTGGCCGTGCCCCCGGCGAAAAGGGTGCGAAGCTCTGGGAAGGCGTCGAGCAGCACGACGACACCTTTCAGGGACACGCCGTAGACGGGGATCTTCTGTCCCAGGACTTCGACGCTGGCGCTCAAAGGCGCGATGGAAAGCAAACCTGACATTGGTCCTCGGTCCTTGTGGGAGCATCAGAAGGGCGGCGCGAGAACAACTCGCGCCGCCGAAGGGCTGGTTAGGAGGTGGCAGCAGCAAGATCGACCTTGCCGAACTTGCCCGACACGTCGACGCTATCGATGGTCGTGCCAGAGGCGGCGACGAGCGCCTCACCCGTGACTTCAATCGAGCCCCATTCGTCCGAGAGCATGTTGATCGAGGAGCCGGGGTTGAAGGTCACGTTGTAGAGCGTGAGCGTAATGTCGGGGCCGACCTCGCCCGCAGCCACGAACTCCAGCACGCCGCTGACGCTGTTCTTCGAGAAGATGTCGATATCGGAGCCGCCGCCCACGGTGTCAGAGGAGACCGTGCCGAGCAGCGCCATCGCAAGGTTCTCAGGCGTCCATTCCTCCATGACGATGCGGACGGTCATCGCCTTCGAGAGCACGATAGAGCGGTCCTTGGTGCGGACGCCCGTACGCGAGGAGAAGTGATCGAGCGTCTCGATCTCGGGAGTCAACTCGAATTCAGGAACGTTGCCGAGGTCGCGCTTGGTGCCGAGTGTCGTGCCCGTGGTGTACGGGGTGAAGCTCACCACACCCTTGCCGATGTAATACTGAAGTGGATCAGATGCCATTACGAGGCTCCTTCAATGAAAAAGCCCCGCCAAATGGCAGGGCCAAACCACCTCGCGGATGCGAGGATTGCGTGAATGATCAGAGGTCGGAAGCGCGGAGGATGTATGCGATACTGATTACGAGCTTCATCTCGCCCTGCATGCTGCGACCGCCGGCGAGAGCGGTCCCGCAACCTTCATATCGGATATCGCCATTCGGGCCGGCCAGGTCCTTGAGCTGCGTGTCCGTCTGGATCGCCTTGATGAGGCGCGCGCGCCATTGATTGAGGACTTGGCCAACCTCCTCTGGCTTCGCTTGGACGGCGACGTAGATCTCGGGGAAGAGACGAACCCGGCGAGGTGCATAGGCAGGCCGCCCTCTCGGATCATTATCGTCCGCCTCTTCATCGGCATCCAAGAGAAGTAGCACCGGCTTCTGCTCATCATCCGCGAGTTGCTCATTGCGAGCCACGGTCACTGCATCTGGCTTCTGCTCCTCGAGGATTCCGAGCAGGCGGGTAAGGATCAGTTCGCGCTTGTCGGCCATCTCAATCCTCAATCAGGAACAGCGCGAGTTCGCCGTCTGCCTCGCCAGAGGCAACCGGACGCGGGAGACTGTTTTCCACGCGATACGATTTGCCGTTCATTTCGAGGGTGGCGCGACGCAACTGCTTGCGGGTCACGCCTGCAGCAGTCAGGTCCGAAACACGTACGAGAGCGGCAGGAACAAGAGTTGTGGTCCGGATGCCACCTTCGTGCCCATCTTCGGTCAGGACCTCAAGCCCTGAGCTCTTGTCAATGACGGTCAGCGGGATCGGGGCACCACCGGACGCCAGGGTGAGCGTCGCCGTCGTGCCATAGATCGAGTAGGCCGGGGCATGGAGCAACGAGCCGAAATCGATCATTGTGCGCGCGCCTGCAGCTCGGCCTCGATGCGCGCGATGGCATCAGCCTTCGTCTTAACCGGTGCATCGTCCGGCGAGAGGCCAGCAGCAAGAGAGCGAAGATTCGGCCATGACAGCTCCCGCCAGTCGTCGGGGATGATCGGGCCAGGGTCGGTCACATCGGCGCCCTGGGCCGTGATCTCAACCTGCTCGACCTCTGCAGGCGCGGCGGTCTCGGCCGACTCCTCGACTGCGAGCGTCTCGGGCTGTGCGTCCTGAGTCTCAGGCGCATCATAGCCAGCAGGAGCGGTGCGACGAACAAGACGTCCGTATTTCGGAATCCAGGACATGGGGCTTCCCTCAGTTCAGAGCAGGATGGGGGCGGAGCTACCGCCCCCACTCAGGTTAGGTGCGGCGAGCCTGGACCAGCGTGTTGGGCCGGGTGCAAAAGTGGACCTGGTTGGTCTGGGTGTCGAAGTGGACACCCTTGCCGTTGGCCATGTCGTACTGCTTGGCGTACATGGGCTGGCCGAGGGTGTTCACCGTCTCGACATAGTCCGCCGGAGCGTACACGGTCTGGAACAGGCCTGCCGCGACCGGGAAGATGTGGGCCTTGTCAGCCGCGACGAACGCGGTGCCACCGACGGAGCCGCGATACTCCTCCCACATGATGCCGCCGAAGGGGAATGCGCCGTAGGCGTAGCCGTTGCGCAGCTCCTCTGCTTGGACCCAGCCGAGATAGGTGTCACGCACCTCCGGGTGAGCCACGAGGTCGTCGAAGAACTCCTTCGAGCAGATCGCGCGGACGCCCTGTAGGACCACGCCATCGAGCGCATCCTGGATAGTACGGATCACGCTGGCGCACTTCTTGCGGAGAGCGCCGGGTGCGGGGTTGGCGTTGTCGAGATCGAAATCGACCTCGGCCGGCTGAGAGACGCCGAAGAGAGAGAACAGATCAAGTGTAGTCCCGTCGGCATAAGTGACGACACCCTTGATCGCGCCCACCCGGCTATACTCCGTGGTCGCAGCATGGCTGTCGACATGGATCGCCATGCGTTCCGCCACTTTGCCCTGCACCATCTCGACCGCAGTCTCGGATCCCCAGGCGCGAACGCCCTGAACTTCCTCGGCCATGATGGCATCGTTGATCTCGAAATGAGGGATCGAGATCGAGCGCAGGTTGCGCTTTGCCTTGTCGAGCGTTGTGCCCGGACCACCGCGAGGGGTCGGAGCGACCAGCGAGAGTACACCGGACTTCTCCTCGACCGCGATTGAGGTCGTGGCGACACTCGTCGTGGAGAACAGGCCGAGCTTGGAAATCTGCCCCGGCACGTACTTCAGCTTGTTGATGGCGTTGGTGAGGGGCACAACGCCGAAGGCGTCATTCTTGAACACGTCCAACATGGGAACGGACCTCATGAAAAAGGCCCGCTCTCAGGCGGGCCGTGATGGAAGGATGACGATGGAGGCCGCAGCGGATGCTCCGCAGCAGCCGGGGTGTTAGCGCGCGATGATGCCGATGCCGGCCCCCGCGAGAGCGGTGAGAACCGTCGTGATCTCGCCGGCGGTGTCGATATCAGAACCGTAGGTAAGCAGGTTCTTATTGATCTCGGCGGCCCGAGCGATGACCGCAGCCACGACGTCGCCGTTGCTGGTGTCCGTCGGAGCGATCAGGATCGCGGCGGCGTTCTGCGAGCCATCGCTCGCGCCGGCCGTGACCAGCTTGTACTTGCCGGAGACCGTGATCTTGCCGAGCACGGAACCGGCCTTCAGGACGCCCTGCCCTGCGAGGACAGTGACGTTATCGCGCGAGCGGGAGCCGTTGGCCTCGCTCAGGATGAATTCGCCCGCATGGCGGGACTCGGTGAAGGTCGTCATCTGACGTTCTCCTGGTTAAGCCGCGGATGCGGACGGTTAGCCCTCAATGCGGGCGTTGGCACGAGCGACGACCTTTTCCCAGCCGGCGTTCGCGGTTTCGGAAGCCGACGGCGGCGGAGGTGCCGACGCGGCGATTTCGGGCGACTGGTTGGCCACGATATCTCCGAGCAGAGCCGAGCGAGCCTTTTCGAGGCTGAAGCCCTGCGCGATGAACTCATCAGCCTTCTCGGCCTTGATCGCCGGATTGACCTTCGAGGCCATAGCGACGGCTGCACGGATCTCGCCAGCTTCCGTAGCGCGGGCATTGGCCTGCTCAACCGTGCCGCCGCCCTTGATGAAGGCTTCAATCTTGTCGGCGCTCATGCCGAAGCCTGCGCAGATCGACGCGATGGCAGCTGCATCCGCGACCGGGTTAGCGGCCGGCGCCGGGCTCGGCTCCGTGGCGGGAGCCGGGGTATTGTTAGGATTCGGGGCATTGCCCGCCTCAGTCGGTTTCGTCATCGTGGGTTTCTCCGGTTGACGAGTGGAAGCGGCGGGTGCCGCCATGGAGGCACGAGGCTTCCAGCCACGTGCATTCGCGAGAGCAACAAAGCGCTCGGGCGCCTTGGCATAGGTGCCGTAGGCGAAAGCAGTCGGCTCGGGCTCATTCTCATTCGCCGCGCCGAGATCGTCTGCGAACCCAGCCGCGACAGCCTCAGCCGGGGTCATCCATGTCTCGGCTTTCATCAGGGCGCGGGCTTCCTCGACGGTCTTGCCAGAGCGCTCCGCATAGATGCCGGCATAAGAGTCACCGAGAGCATTCAGCGCATCGATCGTCTTCTGGTGCGCCTCGGCATCTCCGAAGGTGAACCCGGATGGATCGTGTATCATCATGATCGCACCGGGCGACATGGTCAGGCGGTCTGCCGCCATGGCGAGTAGACTTGCCGCCGAAGCCGCGACACCCTCGACGACGATGTGCACACTGCCCTTATGGCCATTCAGGGCGGCATAGATTGCAGCCCCCTCGGTCGCGATGCCGCCACCACTGTTGAGCCGAACGACGATGTCGGTAGTCCGGCCGACCTGGGCCAGTGCGCCGATCACGTCTGATGCGCTGAAGCCATCGGCGAACCAAAAGTCGTCGCCATCAGGCTCACCGCCGACCATGCCTGAGAGCACGATCTCATTGCCATCGATGATGAGTGCCATCTGCTACTCCTGCTTTTTTCGGCTGCGGGAAGGTGGATCGTCATCCTCGAAGGCGCTGCCGGGGATGTTGCCAGAGACGACGCTACGGCCGTCACTGGTGTACTTGAGGCCTTTTCCGTCCGCCCGTTCTGCATCGGCCTGCTGCTCGGCATCGATCTGCTCGACGTCATCGCCGCGCTCTGAGACCACGCGCTTGCGGCTGTTGAGACCCGCCTGGATTTCCTTCTCCAGGGTCTGAACGTCTTGCAGCGGGTTGATGTACGGCCAGCGCTGCGGCGTCCATGCGATCTGGGCCGCCGGATCCAGCTCCCGCGCCGCACCGGACAAAACCGCCAGCTCCGCCCACCGGCGAGCGACGGGGCGGCAGAACTGGAAGACCATCAAATGATGCTGCCACGTTTCACAGCGTCTGCGGAACTCGGAGACGGCCGCTCTCCAGGTCCTGTCATTGACCTGCGAGAAGTCTCCGCTGAGTTGCTCGTAGAGCAGGCCGAGCGAGGCCGCGATCATGCGGATCTGATGCCGCATGTAGATCTCGTACATGCCGCCGACATCTTTCGGATCGGAGAACTCGATCTCCTCACCAGGCTTGAGGACCTGCATGCTGCCTGGCTCAAGACCGGCGAGGCCGATACCGCCGTCGATCTCCGCGCCGTCACCCCAGATCTCGGCGAGTTCTTCAAGGTCCAACCCTGCCCCTTCCGGGATCGGGCGGCGGATGAAACCCGCGAACATCGCGGCGATCTTTTTGCGAACCAGCTCGGCGCTGTCGTACGCTTCGAGGTCCTTCAGCCGTGCTAGTGTCCGCGCCATCCACGGCTCGCCGCGGAGCTGGCCCGGGCGCGTCGGCAGGTAGAGGTGCAGGACCTCCGATGCAGGGACGCGAACCGGCTCGTTGGTGCCGATGAACGCTCCCCTGTCATGCGGGTGGCGGGGATAGAGCCAGTAGGCCACCCGCCGAGAGCGAACTGTAGGATGGAACTCGATCCCCTGCCGGATCTCACCGCGAATGACGACACCTTGGTCATTGACCTGTGGCGCCTCGTTCTTGTCCACGGGGCAGAACTCGCTCTCGAGGAGTTCGATCTGCAGGGGGACCGAGAGGCCATCCTGAGGCAGGCGCGTGCGGAGGCGGGCGAAAACCTCGCCGGCGGTCACGATACCGCTCATCCCGAGGCCTTGCTGGCCATAGAAGTCGAGAACGCCGTCGGCCGCGCTCTCGTCGGTCCACGTGTTCCAGAGCTTCTGATGATCCGGGTTCGGGAAGGTCGGCTTGATGCCGGTGCCGACGACGTTCGAGACAATGCGCTCGACCGCCGCTGCCGCTAGCGTGTTCTTCCGAACCTGGTCGCGCGACTGGTTGCGCAGGCCATCGGCGGAGTAATCGAGCGCGGCGTTCGGGCCGAGGCCTGGCGCACGCCAGTTGCGCGAGCGAGAGCCGCTGCCGACAGTCGTATAGGCCGACTGATCCGACGAGGCCTGGGCTCTAATGCCCGGGGGGACGGCATCGACGTAAACCGACGTTCCCTTGATTTTGAAGCGAACAGGCTGCGACATCACCAGCCGCTCCGATCATTGAAGCGAACCATGCGCACGCGCTGGCCGGCACCGGAGGCCGCCGCGATCTCGCCCTCGAGCGCCGCGATAGCCTCATTCATTTCCTTCATGCTGCGGAACGTCGTCGAATCGTCCCCCTTGCGGATCTGCAGCACGCCCGTATTCCGAGCGCGCTTGAGCTGTTCCAGCTGCGCCTGCAGCTCGGTCAGTGTCGCCATGGGGCGCTCCTCGGGTTAGCGGGACACGAACGACGAGCGCGAGACTCGCCGACTGAACATTTGTTTCAGCTTTTTCTCAGCAACCCCGGTCTTGGTGGGCTGTCGTTGAGGTTCACTCGCGACGGTGGGGGCATCCGTCGCCGATTGCTCCTTGGTCGCTGCGGACGGTTGCTCTTCGATCGGCTCTGGAGCCTTACCCATCGCCACATACCTCCCGCTCATCGCCTGAAGACCGCAGAGCGCTGCGTAGGCATAGACGAAGCAGACACCGGCCTCGTGCGCCGCCTTCGGCTTCACCCATTCGGTGAACCCTTGCTTCCGGGTCACCAGACGTTCCCGCGTCTTCTGCGCGAAGAACTCCTCGTCGATCGCGCGCGATCCGTCCGCAGGGTTCTCCGGGTAGTGCACGTATCGGGGGCCCGGCTGCGTCACCGCGAGACTGCCATAGGCCCAGTCGCGGGCAGCGTTGCCGCCGATCATGTACCAGACGTTTCCGAGCTTCGATGACGGCTTGCGCGGCCAGATCTTGCTCCGGTGACCGTTCTTCTCAGCCCGGCCCTTGATCGCCCACACGCGCCGGCTGCGGCGCTCGTTACAGAAGGCGTAGGTCTCGGCAGTATGGTGACCTCCGGAGTCGATCGCCGCGGCCTGAATCCGCATTTCCTTGCCATCGGCTCGGATGAAGCGCCTCTGGAGCAGCAGGTCCAGCGCGGACCAAACCTCGCTTTGCGCGGGGTCTCCAGGAAGGACGAAGTGCCCGATGAGCCAGCATTCCAGCCCCCTGCCCCAACCATAGACCGCCGCTTCAATGCGCGGGTTCACCTGACCGGATTGGACGTCACCGCCGAGGGTTAGGAACTCAACCCCGGCCGGCACCTCTGCGGCATAGGTCTCCAGGCGCTCGAGGAACTTCTCGCTCTTGATCTCCTGGCCATACGTGACCTTGAATGTCTGTCCGAGGCGCAGGTTGACGAACGGCTGTACCAGGGTCGCCGGATCATCCTGAGCCTCAAGCCACTCCTGCACGATCACTGGCCACGCTGCGTTCGGGTTCAGGCTCATCCCGGTCCAGAGATGAAACCCCGCATTCCCCGGTATCTTCGGCACGACCGTGGGGCGCCACACACCGCGATCGTCCATCCAAACCTTACGGTCCTCGTCGATGATGCAGCCGCAAGTACCGACGCACCAGACAGACTTAAGCGAGCCGTCACGCCCGAGATCCCACTTGATGCCGTAAGGCGTGTCCTTGTCGCCCCAGCGCAGGTACTGCATTTCGCGGCATTGCGGGCACGGGACGAAGTAGCGTCGCTGGTCGCTCTGCAGCCAGAGCCGCCAGATGCGGGACGTTTCTTCGAGGAGCGGCGTCGAACCCCTTACCTGCTTGCGGTTCCAGAAGGTTTCGCCGCGCGTCCAGAACAGTTTGAGCTTGTCGCCCTGGCTCTTCGCCCCCGGTGTCCAGCCGTCACCATCGATCTCGTCGGCGAACTGGAAGCGCGCCGAGTAGCGGCGGAATGCATCGTCCGATGCCGCACCGACCACGCGGACCGAGGCTCCGTTGCTCAGCTGGTAGAACGTCGCCTTATCCGGCTTCTCGCCTTTCCTTAGAGGGCGGAGCAGGTTTTTGAGTGCCGGGGCCTCACGGAGCATCGGCGCAATTTCACCGCCGCCAAAGTCCTCAGCGTCGGGAATCGTCGGCTGGGCCACTGCGCAGAGCGTCGGATCCTGGTGCAGGTGGTAAGCCAGCGCGAGGGTAGCGCAACGGGTATAACCGACGCGTGCCGCCTTCAGGACCGTAACGAGCGGAATCCTCGGATCGCACATCGCATCGAGGAGACCGCGCTGATAGCCGTACAGGCGCACGGGGCCGCTTTCGGCGCCCGTGCCCTTGGGGATCCAACCGTACTTTTCCGCATACTCCGACCCGCTCAGTCGAGGGCGGAATTTCAGGGTGTTGTCGAATAGCCCGAGGACTTGGTTCCGATAGGTGTCCCGGCCCTGCCGGTAATCACCCCAGCGGTGATTGCTCATCCTCTCGGCGGTCGCCGGCGTCATTGTTCTCTTCTGTCCATCTGGCGACGAGCTCTGTCTGCGCGACCTCGAAGGCGCGGTTCAATTCTGCCTCACAGAGGTCCTGGATTTCCGGCGGGCTGGTTATGATCGCTGCCCGGGAGGCGATCTTCGCCGCCGCGTTCGCCAGGCTCGTCTTCAGCACGACGCAGAATGCCGCCATGTCGGCCTCTGCCTCTTCGCGGTTGACGACACCTCCGAGTTCCCGGTCAGCGGCCACCTCAGCCGATACCGCCTGCGCAATGGCGCGGCGGCGATCTGCTTCTTCTCTGGTGATCCGGCCATTCTCGTCCTGAACACTGGCCAGGGCATCCTCGACCGCCCGATTGACCCGCCAATCGATCACTGCGGGGATCGAGATCTCCCACTCGATGCCCCGAGCGCGATCGGCCCGGGACTGCACGGGGCAGCCCTGATCAATCCATTTCGAGAGTGTGTTTCTGTGCACCCCGAGGATCGAGGCAGCCTGCAGGAGACTGTAGGTTTTGTGTGCGCTTTCCACGTCTCATGACCCCGGTGGGTGCTGATGCTGCCTCTCGTGCAAAAATTTCTCAGCCGGTGGACGAATGCGCCTCGCATACCCTCATAGGCCGGATCGGCCCAGGGTCCCTCGGCGACCCGGCCCAGTCTACCTCGGAGGGGGTAGGCCCGGGCCGGTGTTGCAACCTCGTCACACCCCATCAGGTCGGCCGCCTCGGTCGCGGTGGCCGCTTGATGGTTGCGTTGTCTCGGGTCGGTCTGCGTCTCGGTGGGCAGGTGCAGGCCTCACATTCCTTGAGGATGCGGCCACAGTTGGCACAGGGGATGCGGCTCATTTGGACTGTGCCATGCGATCATCGGCCTCGCGATCGACCATGTTGAACCAGAACGACAGGACCTTGTTGGCTCGCGTGATCAGGTGCTTCCGCTCAACTGGATCGCGCACATGCAGCGCGCAGTTCATGAGGTAGCAGTAGCGCTGATACGCGAGCCGTAGGGAGCGCATGTCACCGTTCCTTACGGGCCTCGGCCTCATCTCTCCGGCGAGCTCTCCGGTTGTCCCGGTCCGCCTGGTGATGAGGGGATGACGGCACCTGTGGTGGCTCTGGCTTCAGAGGAGAGCCGAGGCCAGCAGCCTGCAGAGCGACGGCGCTCCCGATCACCAGGCCCGAGGCGAGATTCACTATCCGCATCTCTCCTGTGCGCGGGTCCAGGATCCGGTTGATGGCCATGATGACTCTCAGTGAACGCCGACGATGGGCAGGTCTTCGAGATCGACGAGGATGTGTCGGCCACCCTCGCAGATGATGACGGAGCAGACGTGAGGATCGTCTGGCTCAACCTCGTCGTGCTCGTCATCCCACCACTCCAGTGGAGCGCAGACAGAACCGTTGGACATGAGGATGAGATCGGAGTACGGGACGCGCCCGACAGGGCGCGGTCTCGGGTGACGGACCTTCGACATGCGCCTGCTCCTCAGGATCAGAGCTGCGGGCTTCGCGGATACATAACCTTGAGACGTTGAGGCTAGCGGAGGCGTCGGGGGGATCTCTCTGGAGTGGCTCGCCCTCGCCGCTTGAGGCGGCGGGTCGACCAGGTGAGAGCTTGATCAGCTGCCTATCTGCGCTTCGCTTGATGATCGGCAGAAGGAGTGATGCCTTCTGTCAACCATCTGGTCAATGGGGCGTCGCGGTGCGATTCACTTTCATGATCACACCTGGATCGGACGGGAGCTTGTTGAGCAACGCCTTGACGTGCAAGGCTTTCCCGCTGCCGTTGGTGTCGCCTCGGACTGTGACCGAGATGACATTCTTTTTGGGCTCCGATCGATGGATGAGCGGTTGACAGCATGAGGCGACTAAACCCGCTGTCTCTCATCGTGCGACGTTTCGTGGCCCGCGGGTGAGGCGGGCAATCCCGTGGGTGCTACTCAGCCTCCCAGAAATGCATTCGTTCGGATCGGGAGGGCCAATGCTTGGCGCCGTATTCGACGCTGAACGCGTAGCCCCAGTTGTAAGCGTTGATCAGCGGACTATCGGTGGGGTGCTGCCAGGGACCGCCCATCAAACCGCTCCTCTTGATCCTAAGCGGTGATACCCTTCACGGCCCACATGACGGCCTCTTCCATCTTGGTCTTCGCGATGGACATCTCCCGCGACGGGCCGCATTCGTCGCAATACGAGGGAAGGCTGCACCCGTGTCCTTGAACCACTTCATAGCGGCCTTCTCCTCGTCGGAGAGGACGCGGTACTCGTGGCGCATGACGTTGTTCACGGTCCGAGCATCGGACGTGCTGTCGACTGTTTCTGACATTGTGGGTCCTGGGATGGTGCCTGGGCTCTCGGCCGCCCAGCGGGCTCAACTTATGGCTCTTGCGAGCATGGCGATTTGAATGCCTGAAACTGGGCCGTGTGTCACCACCCCAGAAAAAGCATTTCAGAATCATGGTCATAGCTGGCCAAGGCTGGTCGCGAGACGAAAACTTTCGCAACTAAATGACCTTAGCCTGCATGGAGCGATGGTTCGCCGCTATGCTGAAAATGCAATTCTTTTCGGGGGGAGAAACTGGAACTCACGGGAAAAAGACCCCTCACCGCACAAAGCGGGAGGGGCTGAAGGCAGAAGGCCGTGGGGGCAATGAGGCCTTCGCCACGACAATGCCCTCCCACGGGGTTTGTTGCTAACCCGTTTGGAGGTGTCCTAGAAGCCGGAGATAACCTCCCGCAACGTCCAGAGGCAGGAGATCTCGCCTTCCGGCCGAAGGCAAGCAAGCCCGTCCCATGTGCTGTCCGCTCTGAAGACCGTCGTCCCCGGTTTGAATATCGCACATTCGCCTGCGAGCATGGTTGCCATCAGGATCTTGTCTCGCGCCGCTTTGTCACCGGACATTATGATCTCGTGCACCTTCTCGAAGGTGGCTTTCGACCTACACCCCGGGAAGGTCGCCTTGACCTGATCAGCGAAGGCCGCACCAGGTACGCTTAGGCCGGTCGCCACAAGCGCTATGAGTAATATGGCTCTCATGGGCACCTCGTCAGCTCGTAGCTACCTGATTTTTGACTTCTTCAGTGATCCGCTCAGCCAAAATGGAGATTTCGGAGGTCAGCCTGACGGCCCGCATTGGCAGGTCATCATCCCTGCCCGATTGGAACGCGTGGGCAACGAAACCTTGCCCGAACTCTTCGATCTCTACTTGCATGGCTTCAGCCGCTGCTACGGGTTCCGATTCCCGCATGAGGAGCTTCTTCGCGAGAAAGACGACCATCCACTCAAGTGCATTCCGGCCGTCCTCAAGATTATCGATCCGGCTCTCCAGCGTACCCATCTGTGCCCCCTTTCGAAAGTCAGCGAGTGCATGGTGCCGGAACCTGCTGGCCCGCTCAATTCCGTCAGCAGACAAGACTCCTACCCTTTAGGGGTATTTTGCCACTCTCGGAATCGCAGGCCCTCCGCCGTCTCTATGCATTCAGGTACCATCCGAGGAGCAGCGGTTGGCTAGGCGGTCCCGATCACGTCCTTGGAAGGACTACCGGCCACTGTCCTCCTATCCCTGACGAGTGCACGGCCAACGCTGAGATTTACGTGGCAACTAAGGGTTATTTGCCCTACCACTTTAGTAGCAATCTTCAGTGTCGGATGGCCGACGGATCTCCGTCGGAAATTCGAGTTTCGTCGCACGAATATCCGATTCCGGACCGGGGCCCGTGAACCATTTTTCGACGAGATCCCGTGCGCATTCGCGCAAATTGCACGGCTGCTAATCCTTCACGCCGCTGGTTGAATCCTCGGCGCCGCATGCCGGGAAGACGATCCAATTCTTAATCCGAACCTCCGACCGGCCGACATGCTCTATATTTCCTTCCGTTTGCATGGATGACCGAAAGGATTGCCCGCTCAGATCGATAGCGGCAATACGGTTTTATTCTTGATCGCTTACGCCAGAGTAATGAATTCAACACTGCTCTAAAAGGATTGTTGACCGCAATTCGGACACGCTTAAGGTTTCGAAGCCAGTCATTGCTGACTTACGAATGCAAACGAGAAAAACCATCTGAATCCTTAATTATCTGGTTCAACCAATATGTCGGAAATTGTCGTTCGAACTTCCGATTTTGTCGGACGAAGCTCCGGCGGATGCTATCCGTCGACTGCCAAAGGACTATTGGTCCTATCTTGACCAGCCCAAGGCAGCACAACATAGTTTGCAGCGAACGAGCCGCCTGAGGACTGAACGATGCCGATGCGACTGACGCCCCTTCTGATGATCGCGAGCAGCCTGCCTGCCGTGGAAGAGCGACTATCGTGTCTGCAGATCCGGACCATCGCTATGATGGAGACATAGCCAGGGCTCGGACAGCAGGGCTACACGCCCTCAGATAACCCGCCCCGCGCCACCAGCATCACTGATCGGGGCCTACATCCACCAACCACTTTCTTGGAAGTTGCCATGACCCATGCGCAGCCTGCGAACTCTTGTGCCTTGTCGGATGAAGCCGACACCCACCTAATCGCTCTCGGCATCATGCTTGAGAGGGCGTGGGCTGAGGAGCGTGCTTCCGGCGGCTCTGAAGACGCGATCGATACGGCATCAGCCATTGCCGACCTGATTCTGCGCATCCAGGCAAAAACGCTAAGCGGAGTGATCGTAAAAGCTCGGGCTGTGGCGTGGTGTTACGGCGATGAGGAAGTCGCCTTCACGGGCGTGGCCAGAACGACGGACATGCAATTGGCAGAAAGCATCGTGCTGGATCTGCTTTGCATGGTTCGTGCCGGACCTATTGCTCGGCCGCCCCTTAAGACGATGCCCCGACCCCTTGCCAAGCGGCAGCGAGGCCCGGGCTGTGCTTAACTTGACATGACACCCACCAGCGAGCGGCATACCCAAAGCAGTTTTGATACCTTCGTAGAGAGGCCAGGAACCTACGAACGTGGCAGTTGCGAATATTCGCAGCCGCTGCGTATATTCTAACCCAGTCTGTGCACGGGGGACGCACTAATGAAGCTGGAACTGGCTGCATCAAGGTTTGCGGTGCTCTGCGTTCTAGGAACTGCCGTAAGTGGCTGTTCAGAATACATGGACCGCAAGAATACTATTGCTTTCAGCGCTGGGGATGCGGTCCAGACCAACGTCGTAACTCACGTGATCGACCCGTGGCCTCCTTATGTTCAGAACACGGATATCGCCTTCAATGGGCAGCGGGCCCAGAGCGCGGTCGAAGCCTATCGGTGCAAGAAGCCGCAGGGTGAAGGTGGGAACGCAAATGCAAGCGCGTCACGAGGCGGCGCCGCATTTGCCATGACCATCAATAACAATTATGGGCCGACTGAGGGCGCTTCAAAGGGCGGGGACGGCTGCTAAGTGCCTGGTTGCACTACGGGGCCCACTCCGCGCACCGCCACTCATCGTCCCGATCGCTGAAATCGCAAGCTTTCCTGGCGGTGACAGCACCGGACTTGTCTCGGGCGGTCTCAAGTAAACTTGGGTCTCCATTCCGATTGAAATAGAAGACTGTGCTCCGGCAGATACCCGTAGTGGAGCACGAGTGAGTGACCTTTCCTGCGCCGCCATTCTGCTGGGCTGACAACGACGTCGCGAGACCGATCGCCTCGTCCCAGGATGGCAAGCTCAGTGGCTTCCTATCGATGTCCTCCAAGGTGGGCGCTCGAAGCAGAAGGGGGGCGTCGGAGGGCCTCCCCGTCATTCTGACGCCCATTGATCTGAGATCGTCCGAGGAGAGCCACGCGACCCGCTCGTTAGGAGTTCGACGCATCCGAACGATGATCGGGGCGGGAACCCCGAGCTTCCTCATTTCGTCTGCCATATCGGCTGTGGCGGCACGGGCCCACCATGTCTCCCGACCATTATCAGTTCCCTTATGGACACCGATCCACGCGCCGTAACTGGCAACCTTCTCCCTGCCAGCTGCAAACACGATGAAGCAGGCCGAAACGCATCTGCCGCCATCTGAAACAAGTGTGGTCAACCCAAAAGTTTTGACCACCTCGACGATCTTGAGGCTTTCTCCAAAAGTTCCGCCGAGGGAGTTGAGCCTCAGCACAGGAGGCTTGCGGCCCTCCGAGGCCGCAGCGTCAACAAGCGCCAGTAGCCTGTGTGCGTCGCCCGGGGCGATGTTCCCCTCAAGAACAACTTCAGCGTCGCTTCTCGAATGTTCGACGGATACTGATGCCGAGCTCGCGGCGTCCCACGGCAGAGTCAGGGCGCAAACTGCCAGCCAAAGTACTCGCCAAAAGGACGAATTCCCCAATCTGACCAACAGCACCACCCATTGCGTTGTTGCCTTAGCTCCAATTATCAGGGAACGCCCCCCTCTGGTAGATCCCTGCCATCCAACCGGCGACGTCATCGTCTCAGTTGGCCATCTTCGGGAACCACGGCCCATCACTCGAACGTTACAGCTGCGAGGATACTTCATGGAGGGTGCCATATGAGAGGTCGTACACTCCTTATCGCGCTCGTGACGTTGGGTTCCGTGCTACCTGGCGTAGCCATGGCTCAAGCTGAGCAGATAATCCAACTGCCCAATGGAACAGTCATACAGAATACCTCGAGGCTTCCGGCGGGTAGGCCAGACCTCGACGTTGCGGTGACCGGATCTATCGGTGGAGCCCGTGTCCTTCGGGCGGTTCCTTCATACGACGCCGGGGTTGCCGTCGACCGTCGCGGGTGTGACGTCCAGAGTTACGTCGTTGGCCCGGGCGAACGGGTTCGGGTTCATAGGTGCTGATCGCTGGTCATCTCACCCTCGCCTTGGGCCGACTGAGCCGGGATCGGACGCCCCGGCTCCCCTGCCCTCATCAGCTTCCGCTGGTATTTCTCCAGAGCCCCCGGCAGGGCCTTGTCCAGGATGAGGGCCGCATTGGTCGAGAGAGCCCCATGAATGCGCCTCGCAATCTCGGCGGCTTTATGCCGTCAGGGTCTGTCTTGTTGAGGCCTGAGAAGAGTCACATGGCCTCGAGAGTCAATGGCAGTGTCTTGGGACATGAGAGGGGTTTAGGGTTGATCCTGTTCTCTGGCGGAACAGCGGCTTCCGGGCCCATACCGTCGCCAGTAGTCATACACCCCGTAGCCGAAGCCGGTTACGATGACCCCAACTAAGACAGCAAGGCTACCGACTATGTCGGCATCTCGTGGATTGGACAGAGTATAGCAAGCCACAAGCCCGGGGCCGAACACAATTGCCAGGATAAGGGCCACACGCCCAAAATGCCTCATGCACGCGCTCTCTTTATTGGGGCAACAAGATCATGATTCTCGCCCTTCGTCAGCCCTTGCGTGCTTACGCTCAAAACTTCAAGGCACTTGATCAGCCATCGTGAATCCCCGATGGTCATGCCCATCAGGCAACATCGGGGCAAGCAATGAAGATATTTCCTCCCGCTATCGACATTGAAGACGACGAAGGTTTCTCGCAAAAGGATATTTTCGGCAGAGCCTCTTTGGGAGAGGGACTGACGCATTTTGTAGGAACGGTCTCGGACCCGCTGGTGATTGCTCTCGACGCACAGTGGGGGAGTGGCAAAACGACCTTCCTGAAGATGTGGGCGGGCGAGCTCCGAAAGACGGGCTTCCCTGTCGTTTATTTCGACGCGTTTGAACATGACTATTTCGACGACGCTTTCCTAGCGATTGCCGGCGAGGTCATAGCACTGGCCGAAGCAAAACGGAAAGATGACACACCAGAGGGGCAGAAGTTCTTCAGCAAGGCGAAGGGCGTTGCTAAGGTTTTAGCTGGTTCTGGTCTGCGACTGGCTGTTAGGGGCGCGACACTCGGAGCGGTGGACACGGTCGACCTCGGCGACACTGTCGACAAGTTGATTGAAGCGACGGGCTCTGAAGCTGAGAAGCTTCTAGATAAGCACGTTGGTGATTTGTTGACACGACAGAAGGAGCAAAAGGCTGCGATTACGCAGTTTAGGGAGGCGCTGTCCGATCTTCCATCGCTTCTTGCTTCGTCGGGCAGCGCGTCCGAAGACGATGTCGAGGCGAAGCCACTGATCTTCATCATAGATGAACTCGACCGGTGCCGCCCCGTGTTCGCACTCCAGGTTTTGGAACGTATCAAGCACTTTTTCTCCGTCGAGAACGTACACTTCGTGCTTGGCGTCCACCTAGGGCAACTCCGCAACTCAGTTGTCAGCGCGTATGGCAGAAACATTGATGCGAGGCTGTATCTTGAGAAATTCATACATTTAACTGTTCCGCTGGTGGACGCTCCTCAAGACCAGCGGAACCTAACTGCTGGTCGTTACGCCGAGCATCTCGCAAGAACTCTTGACCTTCGCTCGAGGACCGCTAGCGAGGTAGTTTCGGAGATCGTTTCAGTAGCAAACCGTCAAAACCTGAGCCTCAGAACTGTTGAGAGGATCATGACGACTGTTGCTCTAAGCCTCGCATTCGCAGGTAATCTCATACAACCCCCCATACTCATCGCCGGTCTCTGCATTCTTAAGGTCACACACCCAGATCTCTTCGTGAAAGCGAAGCTGGGGACAATCAAGCTGGACGAGGTTCGTGAAGCATTGACCTTAGATTGGCCAGCGGATGAATCCGACCAATGGCACCAATACATCGTGCTCGGCTTTTGGAAGTACTGCCTAGGGGAAGAAATGCCCGAGGAAGAGCTAAGACAATTCCGATCAGCAATTGGGGGGTCTTTTCTGTCCAGGGACCGTATTGTGCCAATCATTGCAAACGGGATAATTGACAGATTGATGCCGCGCACATAGGCGTCAGCGCACCGGCACCCTCGCCTCGTGCAGCTGCTCAGCGAGGTATGAGAGTCCGGCCGGAAGATACCGGTCCAGGGTCGTCCGGCTCAGGACCTTCTCAGGCAAAGCCTGCCAGGGCAGCACGACAGGCTTCGTCGGGATCGTGAGGCCCTTGTGCCCCTGCCGGATCCGGGCATGCATCTGGGCCGTCAGATCAGCCCAAGCCTGAGCCTTAGCGGCTTCACGCATGGCGTTAAGTCCGAGCTCGTCCGCTTGAGCCTGGCGCCAACGTCCGGCCTCGATGATGACCCGCTTGCGCTCGCGAGAGATCGGCTCCCAGGTCGGGCGCATCTTCTCCCACTCCTCGACCATCATGCGCTCCGCAATCGCCTTCGCTTTGACGGTCCGCTCCCTCAGGAGCGCCGCGATCGAGAATCCGCCGGCCTTGCACATGGACCAGAGCAGGACGGCATCGCAGGCCATCGGCTCATGAGCCGCGTATTTGAGCGGCCATGCCAGCGCCTCGTCGGACATGCTGATCTCCTCGGCCGTCGGGCGCCTGAAGCCCGCGGCATAGGCATCCCGGGCTGACTTGATCGCATCCTCGTCCAACAGGTCCGAGAATTCCTTCAGGGCAGCGGGCCAGGCGTTGGCATAAGCCCTAGGCCCTACCCTGCTCGACATGGCAAGCAACACGTCAAAGGCCTGTATGAGCCGGTGGGCGACATGCTCGGGCGTCCAGTAGGACGGCACCTCGTAGGGCGGCACATACCCATCGGGCGAAGGGCTCAGCTCAGAATCGGAACGATCAGGCATGGGCCACCTCAATTTCGTCCAACTTTTTTGCACTTATCGTGTTGTGTGGTTCGTCCAACTTTGTTATACCAAGTTCAACAAGGGCGGGACGAATATGATCCGGAGTTTCAAAGATA